TGTCGGGGGTTTTCTTCGACGCTCCAACAGGTCCAGAGGCTCTGGCTTCACCAGCTCCCGAGGGCTATTTCCAAACCCAGGTCCGTGTGACCTTTGAATCCATCGAGGGACTCTGACCCATGGCAATTATCCGAGGCGAACAAGGTTCTGTTCAGTTCGACGCAGCTGGCAGCACTAACGCCACCATCGTTGGCACCCGCAGCTGGAGCCTGACCACTACCAAGGAAACCTTGGATGTCACCGATCACGGCGACACCTTCCGCTCTTTTGTTGGCAGCCTGATCTCCGGTTCGGGCACCGTCGAGCTGGTTTATGACCCCGACGCGACTGGTCAAGCAGGCTTCCTGGAAGATGTGCTGACTACTGCTGACCCTGCTGACGCCACCTTTGAGCTGTTCACCACCGGCTCGACTTCTGGCTCTGATTCGATCAGCTTTGCTGGCATCATCACCGACATGGAGATCAGCTCCACTGTTGGCGAACTGGTTGTTGTCAGCTGCAACTTCATCACCAGCGGTGCTATTACCGGCAACCTTGAGTGATGAGGTGTAATATCAGAGCGATTAAATAGGCTCTGATGGCAGGCACCAAACGTACTGTGGATTTGCTGGTTGAGGCATTTGACCTCAGCCAGCGCCGCAAGTTTGTTCTAAAGAACGCCGCAGGGCAGCCTGTGGTGGATCTTTACTTTCGTCCGATTACCCGCGCTGACCGGAAAAAAGCGCAATCGCTCGCCGGCACTGAAGAGGCGCTAGACATCAGCACCCAGATGCTGTGTCAGATGGCTGAGCTGCAAAACGGAGACAAGGCTTTCGTTGCTGCTGACGCACCGAAACTTCAGCGGCAGCTGCCTGAGTCTGTCCTGAACGAGCTTGAGCTGTTCTTGTTCGGTCTTGGAGAAGCCGAAAAGCTAGAAGACGCAAAAAACGACTAAAGCAGGACAACTGGCTCTTTTTTGAGTTCTTCCTGTCCTGCGAGCTTGGCATGACAGTCAGCCGTCTACGGAGCGAGCTGACTGATGCTGAGTTTGTTTATTACGCCGCCTACTTTGAAGTGAAGGGCGAGAGAGAAAAGAGGGAGATGGAACGCGCAAAAATGCGGCGCCGGTAAGATCTAGGTATTAGTAGGCAGCGGCAGTGGCACCCTCGTCTGTACAGCTGATCGTTGATGCGTCAAAGGCGCTAAACCCTCTTAAGCAGGTCAAGCAGGCTGTAGGCGACCTTGATAAGCAGTTCGAGAAATTAAAAAGCGCGGCAAAAGGGGCAGCAAATAATGTTGTGCAATTTGCGCGTGAGACCGAAAAAAGTACCCAAAAAGTAAGAGATCAGATTGGAGCTGTTCAAAGTCTGGTCGGTGCTTATGCAGGATTTTCTACGATCAAGGGGCTGGTAACAGCAGGGGTCGAGCTTGAGACTGCTACAAAGAGAGCGGAGCTTTTAGTCGATCGCTTTGATCAGCTTGCTGGGGTCCAGCAGGTTGCTGCGAAATCTGCGAACACTTTTAAGCTCTCGCAGACGGAGGTCTTAAACTCCTTAATTGATCTGGGTAACCGTCTTGGACCACAAGGTGCAAGCCTGACTGAGATCCAAGATATCTACGATGGTTTTAATACGATCCTTGCCATCAATAAGGTTTCTAGCCAGGAGGCGGCGTCTGCACAGCTTCAGTTAAACCAAGCCCTTGGCGCAGGAAAACTACAAGGCGAAGAGTATCGTGCAGTCAATGAGGCGACGCCACAAGTCATTGACGCTGTTGCAAAAGTCCTTGGTGTCGCGCGTGGAGAGGTTAAGGAACTTGCATCACAAGGTGCTGTCTCTGCTCCTGTTCTGATCGAGGCTTTACGGAGCGTAAAGGCTGAAGGTGCCGACATTCTTCAACAGTCGCTCGATAGCACGTCTGGGAAATTGCGTGACTTCCAGGCGTCGCAGGCAGAATTATCGCAGGCGCTAGGGACTCAATTACTGCCTGCTTTTACTCCGATCCTTAATTCATTAACTCAGGCGATTAAGAGCTTTACGGATCTACCTGAGCCAGTCAAGACAACTACTGCTGCTGTTGTAGCACTGTCTGCGGCGGTTTTAGTCCTGAATCCGCTCTTAACAACAGCGATCGCTCTGATTAAAGCTATAGGTGTAGCGACGCTTATCGCAGCGGGACCTTGGGTAGCCCTTGCTGCAGGGATTACAGCGGCAACAGTTGCGTTAGCAAGCTATCAAACACAAGCGGAAAAGACAGCAAAAGCAGCTGCCACTGGTGATTCCGAGGCTCTCCATAAAGCACGGACGGAGCTACATGCAACGCAGCAACAGATTGCACTGCTAAGGCAGGAAAAACTTACTGCTACAGGCAGGGAGTTGCATGATATCAAGCAAGACATAGTACGCCTTACCCAGGAAGAGAAAAAGCTCAGGGAGGGTATCGCTGCTGGCGCCGCATCCGAGATAAGCCAAGCCTCTACTGGCGGCTTAACAACAATGCCTAGTGCCCCCGAAGAGGAGGAAGCCGGCAAGAAAAAAGTTGAGAGAAAACAGAAAGAGCGCGATTTAGCAAAAGAGGCTCTTGAGCTTGAGCAGGCTGCCTATGCATTGCAAGATCAGCAACAGCTTGCATTTGAAGAGGCAATTAACGACCTCCATAAGGAGCAAGCTATTCAGCAAGCAATCCTTAATGGCAACGAGGAAGAGGTTCGCAATGCATACTTGCTAAAAGATCTGATTGAGGAACATGGCGAGGAAAAAGGGAATGTCCTTTATCAAAACAACTTGAACCTTCAGTCTCTTCAGGACCAGGTTAAAGAAGCACAAAAGCTGAAGGAGGCGCAGAAAGAGGCGGCAGCGCAACTGAAGGCTCTGTATGAGGATGTTGGCGCATCAATTAAAAATGGAGTCGTTGATGCATTAGAAGGCGCGATACAAGGCACACAGTCGCTGGCAGAAGCTGCGTCTAACATGCTAAATGACATTGCTAGCAAGCTGTTAGACGTCGCCGTTAATCTTGCATTGTTTGGCACGATCTCAGGGTTTGGTACCGGCGGTGGCTTACTAGGCGGCTTAATTCCGCGAGCTAACGGGGGAACTGTTACAGGCGGTTCCTCTTACCTCGTCGGCGAGGAGGGTCCTGAACTCTTTACTCCAGGGCGAACTGGGAGCATTGCACCTAATGACAGCCTTGGCGGCGCTAACGTCACCGTTAATGTCGATGCATCCGGCAGCTCGGTTCAGGGCGATTCTTCTCAAGCAAATATGCTTGGTCAAGCACTCGGCGCTGCCGTGCAAGCTGAGCTAATTAAACAGAAGCGTCCTGGAGGCTTGCTCGCCTAATGGCTACCTTCCCATCGATAACGCCGACCTACGGCGCTCAAAAGACCAACCAACCCAAAACTCGCACTGTTCAATTTGGTGACGGATATGAGCAGCGGATTGCTTTCGGCATTCCAGGTCACGTCAATCCACGGCAGTGGAGCTTGACCTGGAACGTCTCCGAAACTGACGCTGACACGATCGAGACATTCCTACAAGCCCGCGCTGAGGACTCAGCCAGCTTCGACTGGACCCCCCTTGACGAAGCCACTTCATACAAGTGGGTCTGCACCCAATGGACTAAAGCGATCCCCTATCTAAACCGTGCAACGATTTCGGCAACCTTCCGCGAGGTATTTGAGCCGTAATGACAATCCCGGTTTCAGAGCTTCAAAAGATCAATCCCAGCCACATCATCGAGCTGTTCCAGCTTGAGCTTGATGCAGCTGTTCATGGTGCCAGCACGGTTTATTACTTCCACGCCGGCAGCAACATGGACGCCAACGGTGAGCTGATCTGGAATGGTCAGGCTTACCAACGTTTCCCGATTGAAGTCACCGGGTTTCAGTACAACGGTCAGGGCAGCCTGCCGCGCCCAACGATTCGCGTCTCCAACGTGTTTGGCACAATCACGGCAATCTTGCTTGCGGTCAACGATTTCACCGCCGGCAACGATCTAGCTGGCGCAAAGCTGACCCGTATCCGCACCATGGCGCGGTACATTGACGCCGCGAATTTCAGCGGAGGCACAAATCCTTACGGCACACCTGATCCGACTGCTGAGTTCCCGCAAGAGATTTACTACGTCGATCGCAAAGTCACCGAAACCCGCGATCTAGTGGAGTTCGAGCTGGCAGCTGTATTTGACTTGGCTGGGGTACGAGCCCCGAAACGGCAGTGCATCGCCAACTTCTGCCAGTGGGTCTACCGCTCAACTGAGTGCGGCTATACAGGCACGAGCTATTTCGATGCGAACGACAACCCGGTGGCCAGTGCAGGTGATGACGTTTGCGGTAAGCGCTTAGACAGCTGCAAGTTGCGCTTTGGTGCTACAGCCGAATTACCCTTTGGGGGCTTCCCCGGTGTCGGCACGTTCTACGCATGATTTGGCGCACTGACGCACTTGAGCACGCAAAGGCGGAATATCCCCGCGAATCATGCGGGCTGCTGGTGGTGGTCAAAGGTAGAAAACGTTATTGGCCGTGCAAAAACCTGTCAGAAGGAACCGAGCAGTTCATTCTTGACCCAGCTGATTACGCAGAGGCAGAAGACAAAGGCGAAGTTGTCGCGGTTATCCACAGCCACCCGTTCACTAACCCAGCCCCCAGCCAAGCTGATCGGGTTTCGTGCGAACTCAGCGGACTGCACTGGTACATCGTTAATCCCAAAACCGAGGCATGGGATGAATGCAAACCCGAGGGCTACAAGGCACCTTTAATCGGTCGCACATGGGCATGGGCAATTACCGATTGCTGGACACTGGTCCGCGACTGGTACGCCGAGCAGGGATTGCAGTTGCCCGACTATGACCGCCCGATCACTGTGCAGGAATTCGAGGATGCGCCTTTGTTTGAAGAGAACTGGAAGGGCGCAGGGTTTAGACCGTTGACCGAAGACGAGTCAATCGAGGTCGGCGACATGATTTTGATGCAGATTGGCGGCAAGGGTCTCAACCACGTCGGCGTCTACATCGGCGATCAGCTGGTGCTGCACCATTTGCGTGGCAGATTGTCGAGCCGTGATCTGTACGGGGGCTGGCTGCAGAAATGCACAGGTCGCGTGCTTCGCCACCCCGACTTCAGTACGATGGAATGAAGGTCGGCTGGTTTCATGCTCCGCGAAATTCGAGTTTATGGGCAGCTGGCGAAATTCTTAGGTCGCCGCACGTTCAAGGCCGCTGTTAGCAACGCAGCTGAGGCTATTCGCTTTCTGATTGCTAACTTTCCGCAGCTCGAAAAGCATATGGCGGATCGTTATTACAAGATCATTGTCGGAAACTATGACATCTCGTTTAATGAGCTACACGATCCTTCCGGGCAGCAGGTAATCAAAATCATTCCGGTCATTGGAGGTGCCGGTGGTGATGCGACTACCAACATTCTTATCGGTGTCGGCATTGCTGCTCTTTCGTTTGGAATTGGTGCTGCTTTTTCGGCTGGCGTATCGCTTGGTGGTCTTGCTGGCATTGGCACCGTCGGAACGATAGGCGTTGCAATCGGCGCAAGCCTTGTGCTTGGGGGCGTTTCTCAGTTATTGACACCGGCAGAAACTATATCGCCTATTGGCGTAGATACATTGTCGGGCACAGATACGGGAACCGAAGGCACAGTGCTGGATCCTCAAGAAAACTACAGTTTTAGTGGTATCCAAAACACGTCGAGACCGGGTGTACCACTGCCTATCTGCTACGGCGAAATTATCGTTGGCTCAATCGTTATTTCTACCGGCACTGACACAGTTCAGGAGGCAGTATGACCGACAAACTGATCCGTGGTGCTGGTGGCGGTGGCGAGCCAACGCAGGTAAATAACACCTATATCGTTGAAGCAACGACGGTACAAAGCCGCGATCCGGTCGAAACTGAAGACAGTCTTGCTAGCAGTCAAAGCATCAACTTCGTTGATCTGCTCTGCGAGGGCGAGATTGAGGGTTTCCCATCAGCGGCTGGCTACACCCTTGGCACTGATGCCTACAACCAAGCAGCGTTAAAAGATGTTTATATCGATGGCACACCTATCAACAGTCCTGCTGCCGACCCCAACAACATTCAGGCAGTAGACCGAAACTTTACGGTT